AATTGTCGCGCCGCGTCGTCATCGTCAATTGTACCCGGTGTACTCTGGCTCCGCGCCGCCGTCGTTAATCGGTGCCGAGAGCTTCGCGTTGCCCCAGTAAATTTGCTTTTCCTGAATCGAAGTGACGAACTCAAGACCCTTGTCGCCGGGGTGCAAATTCTCCTGCTCCTCGTTTGTGTATCGCACCTCGCGTGGTCGTCGGAAATCGACAAGCTTGTTTTCCGCGCTCATCCCAATCGAGGCATTTTGCCCGTCGTCGCTGATAGACATGACATCCATTCGGCCTGCGAAGATCGTCACGGGAGACGATACAAGCGCGCCAGACGCGTCGAGTGCGCCGAAGAGTACGCTGCACTCCTTGCCTTGATAATTCTCCGCCAGAGCGACCGCAATGAGTGCTGTAGGCACGCCAGAGAGCTGCATCGTGATGCCGCGAGCTGCGAGGTCCGTTGTCTCCGCGATTGGCGAGATTGTGCCGAGCGTGCCCATTCCGAGGTATCCCGTGCCGCCGACGGTGATCGTGCCGTAGCCGCTCCAAAGGTTGACCGGCGTGGAAAACGAGAGCGACGCCAAGAGGATCGGCGAGAGCTGCGACGCGGTGACAACTGCCACCATGTCATTCGAGAGCGAGCGGCCTGCGGTCGTTATGCTCATGTCTCAACGTCCTCCACGATCCCGAAAGTGATTCCGTAGATGCTCGCTTCCCCGATCGCCCATTCCGTGCTTGGCGAGGTCAGGCGGAACACGCCCTTGGCGTTCTGGTAGGTGATCGCGGTCCCGCCTGCGTAGCTTTTGCGAAGAGCTGGGAACACGTCCACGCTCGACGAGGAGTTCACCTGAATGACCTTGTAAAGACTCGTGGAGATTTGGAGCCAGTCGCCAACGGCAAACGTGCCTGTTGCTCCGCTGATTCCAAGCGTGGTCCCGTTGGCGGTCGCACTTGCGACGGTCAAAGTGCCGGTGACGTTGCCACGCGGATTCGGGTTCGCGTAGTCCTCAAAACGAAACGTCCCGCGCTGCGCTGCCAAGAGGAACGCAACGACCTGCTCGGCGTCCGCCCTCTTCATCGGCGGGCAATCGACGGAGCCAAGCCACGCCTGCCCCGGCCAGTTGTATTGCTGAGTCTGTAGCGTGAACGGCGAGACGTTGCGGGAGGTCGCAGAAACGCCCGTAAGGGAAAGCCGCGAGACGTTGAACGGACTCGGCGGCGTGAGTGGGTAGGAAATGGCCATGATCGTTTAGGCGAACGCTGCACGGTACGCGCCGCCACGCCGCACCATGTCGGGGATCTCGGCCTTGAGCCTGCGTCGCTCTTGGTCGAGGATCGGCACAAGCTCCGCGCGAGAGACGCCTGACGCGATATTGTAATTGATCGTGACGCCACCTGCTCCACCTCCGCCGCTACCCATTTTGTTATTCGGGACGATGGTTCCGCTCGCGTGAGGAACGAATAGCTCGGGGCCTTTTTCGCCCACGACGTAGGGCGATCCGCCGCTCACGGGTCCGCCCATTGCTCTCGGGGTAAACGCGGCCTGAATGAATCCGCTGATGCCTGACGCGAGGGGCTGCGTCACCATTTGATTAAACACGAGCCGGAGCAAATCGCGACCAAGAGAGCGGACGACTTCGCCAAGCTTTTGCCCGCTTATAATAGCGTCCTCGAAGCCTTGTGCGATCATCGCGCCTGCGTCCTTTGCAATGATTTGTAAGTCGGTCTCTAGGACTTTAATTTTTGATGTGAGTTCGGCGCGTTGCTTTAGTAGCTCAATCATCTCTGTTGCTAATGAAATGTCTCTCGGAGTAGCTTGAGTTACATCCAGCGCCTCAAAAGTTGCGCCCATTTGCTTTTTGATAAACTCTATTTGATTAGAGTTTTTTTCGAGTTCAGCGTTGAGATGCTTTTGCTGCTGAACTTCAGAAATCAAAGAAAATAGATATTCGTCCTCGGCTTTTTTAGATGCACTTATCGCATCGTTCATTTCATTGCGGGCAGAAAGCGCCATAGAAATTTGATCCTTTTCGATGCGCGCTATATTCAGTCTTCTTTGAGCATTTTCTACTGCATCAACCGATTGATTGCTGTCTGCAATTTCTTTATTTAGCTTTGCAACCGCATCTCCCATCGCAGCAAACTTTGCCGCCGGTGTATCTGATAGCGCGTCGGTTTCTGCTACAATCAAACCGATTTGTTCATGCAACTTTTCAAGTTCGTCAATAACGCGACCATACCTTATTTCGGCAGCTCTCGCCGCTACGTCTGCGCCTGTAAAAAGTCCTGCCGCAGAAGCCGCCGCAAGAGCGGTGGTCTTCTGTAACTTCATTGCCGCACGATCTGCCGCATCGGTTGCAATCGTAAGTTTGTCCAGATCTTGAGAACTGAGTCCAAGTTTCTTAGCGTTTTTTTCCGCATCTGTCAGAAACGCATCAAGTCTCCTGATCCCGCCAATTGCCGCCGCAAATCCAAAGAAGCCAGCCGCTCCTGCGCTTACTTTGACGAGCGTTGACTGCATTCGGGTGAGCGAGTTCTGCACGCTGGCAAAAGCCGCCTTGGTCGCGTCAACCGCCCTGAGTGTAAATGATGCGCTAGCCATGTTGCTTTAGTTTGCGGTTTTGGTGTTCGATATATGCCAGCCAGCCCGTCAATTCCTGAGCGGGCATCGCGAGCACTTCGTGAGCGAATTTGTGGAGCCGATCCGCAAGCGCATAAACGGCGAGGAGGTCGGCGCCTTCCCCGCCGTAAATCAGTTTTTTAGTTCGTCAATCTTCGGAGCTTCGTCGGCTAGAATCGCGTTTGCGACACGTCCGACGACATTGCTGTCTGCCTTGTTTAGAAGCGTCGGCTTGTGCTCGATCGTGAACAGCTTCGCGCCGTGCTCGTCGGTCGCCTTCATGATGAGAATATCGACAAGCAACTCCATGTCGTTCTCTTTGCTGCGTCGATACAGACGGTTTTTTTCTGCGAGCGTCACCGGCGTGGCGTGCACGACGAGCTTCCACTCTGGCACGTCGATTTTGCGCGTGCCGAGCGAGGCGAAGTGTTCTCTAACGAGGTCGATTGCGTCCATGTGTGTTTTTTGTGTGTTCGCTGAAATCCTTAGACGGTCAACGTGCTCAATACGCCGTTACCATCGAAGGCGATTGAACCTTCGATGATCCCATCGAATGAGGCGGAGACGTTGAACTGCGTGACGATTGCCGCGCCCGTGTAGTAAGTGTCTCCCGCCGTCCCGCCCTCTGGGTGGAGGTTGAGCGTCACGGAGCTGCCGATCGTAATCAAGAGTTGTCCCGCGTCGCCTTCGTCCCAATAGAGATCGCCCGAAGCGGACCACGTCTTCATGGAGCCGAGCCGGGTGCGGTAAACGTCCCCGAGAACGCTGTCCTCTACGGTGTCCGAGGTGTGCGTCAGAGCGTAGTTGCGAAGCTCCCCGATGGTGGTGGAGGAAATCTTGATAAGTCCGTCGCGTCCGAGTTTGGTGGCCATGTCAGTCGGTGGTTAAGTAAATGCAGTTAAAAGTGTGGCGAGCCGTGCCGAAGCGTTTGTCCTCGTCCGGCTCGATCACATATTCGACATTCGTCAAATGCAGATCGTCGCACTTCCCGCCGAGAGTCACGTCTGCGAGCATCGCCGCTTCGACTGCCGCGCTGCCCGCGTCGAATAGATCGTCGATCAAATACGTGCCGCTTTCGACCGTGAAAAAGTCTACCATGAGTTGCAACTGCCGATACTGCGTTCGGTTGCTTGGCCCCAACGTGCGAACGTCAATTTGCTCCGTCACTGCGTAGATTGCCGCCGCTGGAAAGCTGATTGATGCAATCGTGTTGTTTCGCCCGCGAAGAATGTTCGCCGTTGGGACGACGAGAGCGCCGGTCAAAGCGGTGGCGGCTGCGTTGCGGATGTCGGTGCGTGTGCTCATCGTGGTAAGTTTTCTGTGACTTTTCCGGCTCCGTCCACTTTGGCGAATCCTAGATTCACGGCCCGATTCGACAAGAGTCGATTGATTTTGAGCTGCGTTACTT